TTGTGCCTGCAACGAAGAAAACATTTTTTGGAAGGCAAGGATTGGTTATGCTCAAATATACGCCATTGGATCAGGGCGGAGTTGTGCCTTCTCTGCTATGGATTGTGGGAAAGATGCCAGAGGTGCAGTAGCGATTGCCGCCGGTCGTGATGTCTGTACCGGTGGTGAGATACGGACTTTTAGTGTTTTTTCTCCACAAGTTAATCCCGAATCTCAACAGACTTGTGAAATTTGTGGGGAAGCACTTGGTATTTTTGATTTTAAAGGTTCTGTCCACATTTGACAGCAGAGAAGATCATGCAGACTGCGTGAACCATAACCCTGAAACCGGAGAGATTTTAAAAGGATGATGTTCTTGACTGAAAATTCATTTATAAAGTTTTTCCGAACCGGGAGACTTGGGTATATAGATTCTTTTCGGCTTATACCATCAGGCTTTATAGATTTATTCGGCTTCACAGATAAGTATAAAGAAAAGTTTAACAGTGGAAATAAATGCAAGACATCCTAACTAAATATAAACCGCTATCCCAATACAAACGGAAGATATACGAGCCGTTTGTCGATCCTGAGACAGGCCTGGTTATTGACTTGTCCGGAGATATCACCGGGAGTGGTGCCCTTCATGATGATGATTCCCGCCTTGACGTGATTGAAAAGGCGGGAGCTCATCATCTTGAGTTTGAGAACCAGGCCGACATGGAGGCCAAGCTCAAGGATAAGTGGTGGAGGATATCAAATCTCTATTATATTATCGACGCCAGCGGTAGCAAGGTCCTGTTCCAACCCAATTATAGTCAATGGATGTTTTATAATAATATCTGGTATATGAACCTCATCCTCAAGGCCCGACAATTGGGTTTTACCACGTTTATAGACATCTATCTGCTTGATGAGTGCCTGTTCAATGCCAATATCGAGGCCGGTATCATCGCCCACAACAGGGAGGATGCCGGGAAAATCCTTCGTAGGAAGGTCCTCTTCCCATACAACAATCTGCCGACCTGGCTCAAAGATCAGCGCCCCCTGATCACAAAATCAAAGTCAGAGCTGGAGTTCAAGCACTCCGGGTCTGACTCTTCCGTATTGTCGATCGGCACTTCTTTTAGGTCCGGGACCTGTCATTACCTCCATATTTCAGAGTTTGGTAAGATTTGTGCTCAATACCCAGGAAAAGCAGAAGAGATTGTGTCCGGTGCGCTGGAGGCCATCCACACCGAGAATAAGAATTGTATTCTCTTTATTGAGTCCACAGCTGAGGGCCGGCAAGGTTATTTCTTTGATTATTGCACCGAGGCCCAGAAGAGACAGCTTATCAATATGCGCCTGTCCGCCATGGATTACCGGTTTCATTTTTTCCCGTGGTACGAAAACCCTGGCAACCATGTAGATATAAACCAACCGATCACCGACAGGATGCGCACCTATTTTGCCCAGATGGAAGCTGAAATAGGGGAACGCCTGACCCGGAACCAAAAAAACTGGTATGTCCTCAAGGAAGCAAAACTTGGCGATCTGATGAAACGGGAACACCCGTTCACGCCCAAGGAGGCATTTGAGCAGGCCATCATGGGGGCTTACTTCGCCAGTCAGTTTGAAAAGATCCGGATGGAAAACCGGATATGTTCTGTCCCCCATGACCTGGGCGCCACCGTGGATACCTGGTGGGATCTCGGAATAGGGGATGCCATGGCCATCTGGTTTACTCAGGATATTGGCCGGCAGATTCATGTCATTGATTATTACGAGAATTCAGGGGAGGGAATAGAATTTTATGCCCACGAACTGGCAAAACGCAGGCTTGAACTCAAATATGATTACGGGATACACAATGGTCCCCATGATGTGAGTAAAAGAGAAATAGGTACCGGTGTGGATATCTGGACCAGTGCTGCCCGGGTCGGGATTAATTTCAGAAGGATCCCCCGGGTCAAACAGAAAAGGGATTCAATCAACTCCGCCAGGACAATTTTAAACCTTTGTTATTTTGATCATCTTAAGTGCGCCAAGGGTGTCCAGCGCATGGAAGCATATCGGAAAGAGTGGAATCCTTTCTTAGGGTGCTACCGAGATTCACCGCTACATGACGTCAATTCAAATTGCGCAGACGCTTTTCAAACCCTGGGGATGGGGCACAAATTTGGTATTTCCCCGAGCGCTGCACGAGTTATCAATAATATCCGACCGGTTTCGGCTGCCGGATGGACCTAACAGGAGTTTATCATGAGTGCATTTAACATGACCCCATTTATTCCGAATAATCAATTAAGAGAGCAGGAGCAAGCCGAAGCTCAAGAAACCCGTGACGCCAGGGAGCGCCAAGGCCAACCGTTTCTTACTGGCCTGGCCCATGACATGAGAGAGAAGTGGGACGCCTCCAAGGCTGCCAAGTCCTCAGTCGAGCAGGACATGCTCATTGACTTGAGAAATCGGAAAGGTATTTATGATCCTTCCAAGCTGGCTGAAATCATGGTCCAGGGTGGATCAGCTATTTTTATGATGTTGGGGGAAGAAAAGGCCAGCGCCGTTACTGCCTGGTTGAAAGATATCTATTTCGGGTCCCCGAACTGCAAGATATGGGGGACCAAAACGACACCGGTACCGGACCTGGATCCGCAGAAAAAAGCCAAGATTGTTGAAAAGTGCATGATGGAGGCCCAGGGGGAAATGACGGCCCTGGTCGAGGCTGAAATGAAGGTTGAGGTTCAAACCCGTATCGCAAATGGGGAGGATCCCGCCCTTGTCATGCAGCAGGCCCATGCAATGGCCCGGGAAAAACTGTCCACAATGATGATGGTGCGTATGGAAGAAATGGCCGGGGAAGTCCAGGAAGCCGAACAGGCAGCTGCCAACAAGGCCGAGAATAGGATTGAAACCAAGTTGGATGATATCTTGACAGAATCAGAGTTCAACAAAGTCATGGGTCTTTTGATCGATGATTTAAATACGTTCAAGTGCGTCATCATGAAAGGACCTTTCCAGAGATCAGAGAAAAAACTTGTCTGGAACAAGGCACAGCAGGCACCCGGTCAAGGTCCAGGACAATCCCCTGCAAACATGCCATTGGGTTTGCCTGCCCCTGGACAAGGTGCCATGGAAAACCCGGCAGCTATGCCACAAGGACAACCCGCCCCCGGATCTGGAAGCCCCGCTCCTATGCCAGGCGGACAAATGCCAGGCGGACAACCGCAGGGACAACCGCAGGGACAACCGCAGGGACAACTACCACAAGGACAACCGCAGGGCGGACAAATGCCGCAAGGACAACAACCCCAACAAAGGCCAGTGGGTGTCGATGACGTGCTAACATGGGTATTTGATCGGGTATCCCCTATGGACATCTACCCTCTGCCAGATGCGGAAAATCTGAATCAAGGGTTTTTCCACCGTCACCGGTTGACCAAGGGCGCTTTGTATAAAATGAAAAAGACACCCGGGTTTGATCCCCATGCGATTGACTTGGTTTTATCTGATTACAGGCAGGGTGCCCTGGAATGGTTGAATGTTGCAATTGATCATACCCGTCATGCCCTGGAAGATAGGCCCGACGAATGGAGAAAGACTGGGGGTAAAATTGATGCCTTGCAATTCTGGGGAGACATCCAAGGGTTGAACCTTCTCCAGGCTGGCATCGATCCGGCAAAGATTGAAGATCCCCTGGCCACGTACAAGGCCGAGGTTTGGTTGATCGATAAGTACATCATTAAGGCGGAGCTCAACGGAAATCCCCTGGAAAAAGTCCCTTACCATAAGACCTCTTTCCGTAGAAATAATGGATCATTCTGGGGGAAAAGCACCCTGGGTCTATTCAGAGATTCTATTGACGCCTGCAACGCCACCGCACGGCATATGCTCAATAATGCTGCCATCTCTTCCGGGCCCCAGGTTGGCGTGGACTATTCTCAGATCCGAGAAGGGGATCAGGTGAGCGCCATGCACCCTTGGAAGATTTGGGGATTTGATGGCCTGGCAGCTGGTGGGGTAGCACAGAAAGACCCTATCCGGTTCTTTACGCCTCCTTCCACCACCAAGGAATTGATCCAGCTTTATGAATTTTTCAGTGCCCAGGCCGATGAAAAGACCGGCGTACCAAAATACGCATATGGCGGGACAGACAAGGGTGGTCCCCTGGATACCGCGAGAGGGTTTACCATGATGATGAATTCAGTGGCCCGGGGAATCAAGGATGTTGTCCGAAACCTGGATGAGGACATTATCTCTCCTGCTATTATTTATCTGTACCAGATGCAATTATTTTATTCTGATGACCAGGAATGGTTCAATTCTGATCTAAATATTGTGGCCATGGGATCCACCTCTTTGATCATGAAAGAGGCAGCTGCTATCAGGCGGAACGAATTCCTTGCCATTGCCCAGAGTCCGCTTGTCATGGAAATTATCGGGATGGAAGGGTTCGCAGAGGTGTTGAGAGGTGTCACTGATGGTCTTGATCTTCCTTCAGGGGAGATTGTCCCGAGCAAGGAGGCCATCGCCAGGAAAGCAAAGATGAGGATGCTCACAGAACAGGTGGAGCAGGGCTTGACAGCGCAACCAGGCGGGACAAAAGAAGTCCCGAACAATAGAAAGGAGGCGGCTTAAATGAACAAGGCACCAGTGGTAAAAGAAGAAGACTCCCCTGAGGTGAAATATATAGCCGATTACATTTCGGACCAGACCCTGGGGGAGATGGGGTACCAGGACAAGGACAATTTTTCCCACATTATGCAGCACAAGACCTATATCCGGCGGTTTCGAAGATACACGGAAGAACAATCCCTGGACGTGGCCATGAAATACATACACACAGTCATAGACACCATACTTAACCGCCACGGGTTTAAGATGACCAAGGCCATGATGAAAAATCCCAAGATAGTGGAGGTTGTTCTGGCTCAAAAGTGCAGACTCAGGATTGAAACCCGCCATTATCCCCCTGAAGATGAGGTTTATCAGACCGGCATTTATGTCATAAAATTGAGAAAGGCCGGGGATGGTGACCTTATTGACCATGAAATTGTCGGGTTTGTCTCTCAGCCGTACAAGGACCAGGACCCCGAATCAAAGATAATCCATTTCAATCCGGAGGTGTGTGTCCGGAGTACGGAAAAATTATGATAAGACCTTTTGACATTAAAAACGAGGCAGATAAGAAGGTCATGTCCGCCATGGCTTCCTTGTCCACCACCAGGGAATGGGCAACCGTCAAGGCGTATCTGGAAAAAGAATTGCACTTTCTTGACGTCAACCAGAGAATGGCAGATCCATTGCCTTGTTCCAGGATTGGGGCCGCTGCGTTTACTCTCCAGCTCATCCTGGACAAAGTTGACCATTCCATTGACATGATCAAAGGGAAAAATGTAAGATACTGACCGTTATGGTGTATGCTATTCTCCGATAGTGCCGGGCGATCCACCCGGCAGCACATGACAACCCGGTAGAGGTTTATCCTTTACCGGGTTTTTTTATGTCCGAATTAGATTTGCTTGTGACTTACCTATAAATCTGCTTGTGACATAACCGCCTTAAAAATCCACTTTCCTCCCATATAACCCTATGTCCAGCACATTCGTTGCCAATCAAGGTGCTATCCATCATTTAAGACTTATTACAGGACAGCTTATGGCCCTGGCAATGGACAGGCGGTTTCCGCACCCTTTGGCCAAAAGGACAGGCGGTACCCGCACCCGGAACCAGATATCCCAAAAGACCCTCAACGTAAGGATTTTTCAAAATGGCAGTACCGAAACAGGTGCAGGATAACGCAGACCGGGCCGATAAAATTCAATCCGATCTGAGTGGGACAGCACAAAAACCAGCGACCCCTGATGAACCAGGGACAGCGCCGGTTGTGACCCCACCCGTATCCCAAACACCGAACCAGTCGCCAGCACAATCACCGGAGGACCTTGAACAACGCTATAAGTCCCTTGAGGGAAGGAACAGGGGCCAGGCGGAGGAATTGAAAGCCGCCAGAGCAAACAACGATTTGCTTTACCGACAGGTTTCAGACCTCAACCGGGAAATAGCAGGGCTCAAGACATCTCTGGTGGATGCTCAGGCAACACCCAAAACAAACGATAACAATGAACCCGACACTGGATTGAAACTGATTGATGAGGCCAAGATTGAACAATATGGCGCCGAGTTTGGCGACATGGCCAGAACCATCAACCAGATTCTTCAGGGGCAAAAACCCGTTGAACCAGCTCCCGTAGTACCAGCAGTGCCCGCACCAGCTCCGCAGAAACCAGACAAAATGATGTTCAGAAGTGCCGTGATCGTGGATGTTTATAGCAGCCACCAGCTCGACTACAACGACATCGATGTAGCTCCGGAGTTCTCATCTTGGTTGAAGGAATTTAACCAGAGGGATGGTGTTCAGCATCTTCAACAATGGAGCGAATCTATTTCTGTCCGGGATAAGGCGACTTGTTTATCCATTATTAATAATTTCCTTGTATCACCCCAGGGCCTGGCCTTTAAGACCAGACTCAAACCGAATCAGCAGATACCGGCACCGAATCAGCAACCCAACGTCCCCCTCGGAACCAACGTGGATGTGACCAACGTCCAGACACAACCCGTGGGGAAAATCTATACGGGAGCTGAGATAACCAAATTCTTCACCGATGTATCAGGTGGAGTTTATAAGGACAACCCGGAAGAAGCGACACGGATTGAAGCTGACATCATGAAGGCACCTGGCGAAGGGCGTGTTCGAGGTTAAATAAGGAGTAACAACCATGTATCCCGTTTCCCCCCAGGTCACCCCGTATGCGGGTATGTCCGGGACCTATATCCCCGAGATATGGTCCGGCAAATTACTGGTCAAATTTTATACCTCCACCGTCTTTGCCTACATTGCAAATACTGATTATGAAGGCGAGATTGCGAAGTATGGTGATAAGGTTAAAATCCGGACCATTCCGGACATGGCTATCCGCAAGTACAAAGTTGGACAGTCACTGAAATATGACCGCCCCAAAGGGGAAGTCATTGATCTGTTGATTGACCGTGGTGAGTATTTTGCCTTTGCTATCAATGATGTTGAAGCCAAGCAGGCCGACATTGCCTATGTCGACAAATGGTCCGATGATGCCAGCCAGCAGATGAAAGGTGCCATTGACAAGGCTGTTCTTTCCGTCATGTATACCAGCGCTTCCGCCTACAACAAAGGCGCGACCGCCGGTAAGATCGATGGAGCCATTAACCTGGGCGTAACCGGAGCACCAGTTGCCTTGGGAAAATCCACAATCATTGAAAAATTGATTGAGTGCGGTCAGTGTCTTTCTGAGCAGAACGTCCCCGAGACAGACAGGTATTCCGTAATTCCTGCATGGATGGGGACTAAGATCAAGGTTTCCGAACTCGCAGAAGCCTCTTACTCAGGAGACGGTATCTCCACTGAACGGTCCGGTCGGATCGGGAAAGTGGATCATTTCACCCTGTATACTTCAAATAACATTTTGCCGGTGGTTGATACCTCTGTTAATTGTTATCACGCCATTTTTGGTCACAAGACCGGGTTGACCTTCGCCTCTCAGCTCACTGAAGTTGAGAAAATCAAGAATCCGGATGACTTCGGGGACCTGATGAGAGGCCTGCAGGTGTATGGCTTTAAAGTGCTGAAAGCAGAGAGTGTCGGCGACTTGTATTGTAAAAAAGCTGCTTAGTTCTTAGTTTGCCCAGGCTGTTATTTCACCGCAGCCTACGCCCTGGGGGAGGGGATGCCGACCCCTCCCCCTAAACTTTAAATACAAGGAAGAGCCATGAAGACTCGATATTGCTTTAACCCTGCCGATCCCACCCTTTACCGCTATGTTATGACATTATCCTTAATGGATGAGGGATTTGTTGAATGTCCGCCTCCTGGAGAGAAAATGCCTCCTGGCCTTTTGGGTGGTGCTGGTGGCGTTCTTGATAGAACCTCCGCGACCTTGGCCCAGGCAATCTCTAAAAAACTTGGCCCCGATGCAACCGAGGCCCAGGTTCAGGCCGTGGCCGAAGCTATCGGCAGAATGGACCCTGAAAATATGGCGTCCCTGGCCGAACCTGTCCAGAGGCAACCCGCCATCACAGAACCAGCACCACCTCCCGTGGGAGCCATGGGGAGTGCTATGGATGTGGACCCCAATCCGATTGATCCTCCCGCCATAGAGACCGATGAAGCTGATCAAGACGCCCCGTCCATCATTCAGGAAATGTGTGATTTCCCCCAGACTGACCCGGGCGAAACAGCGGATTCAGCCATTACTCGGATCTTCAAAAAACGTATGGCAGATGTAAATAAAACAGACATTCTCAACTATGGGCTCAAGACATTAAAGGTCAAGCTGGATCCCGGCAAAATCAAACCGTTATTGGTCAGAGACCTCCAGATTGTAGAAATTGCCCGTCAGAACCCCCGTCAGAACCAGGAGGTTTAATCTATGGGCACGATTACAGGCGACGACCTATCTATGGATATAGGTCAGATATTGACAGATGAAGGGCATATAAATTGGGATGTCTCTTTAGACCTTTTCCCTGCAATCACCGAGGCATTACGGACGATTGTTCTTATCCGGCCAGATGCGAACCCGGCCCAGGGCGCAATTACCCTGGAAGTGAACAAACTCCTTCAATCGTTACCGGCGGGCGGCATTGTTCTTTCAGATATTTTCAGGAACCTTGGGGTTTCTGGTGCGGATGCAGGCCCGGGAATTACCCGGGTTGAAAAATCGGTCATGGATCAGGCGCTCCCCGGGTGGCAAACCCACACCACAGACGCCCGTATCCGGAACTATATGTATACCCAGGAAACCCCGGGTCTTTTTATCTCCTATCCCATCCCGACCGTTGCCTTAAAAGTGGAAGGAATATGGGGGGCCGATCCCACACCTATCTTGGTGGGTACCGACGTTATCTGTATTAATGACACCTTTGGCCCTGCAATTAAAGAATGGGCATTATTCCGCATGCAATCGATGGAAGTTGAAGCTGCCAGTATCAGCCTGGCCATGGCCCACCAATCCCATTTTTATAATTTGATGGGTACCAAGATGAAAAACCAGATAACTGCCCTGCAGATGAGAGGTGACGTTTAATGGATTCCTTTACAGGTCGAATTGTTCCATACGTTACCGGGTGCCCGGAAGTTGTGGCAGAAAAAAGTATTTTGGAAGCGGCCATCTCTCTTTGCAAAAATACCAATTGTTGGCGTAAAAAATTCACCGCCACCGTTGCTGCAGGCGGAGAGGATGACACGGAAACTGTTGTTACCCTTACTTTTGATGCTGGTGGCGCCCTTTCCTCTATCCCCTTGTTTAAAAGGGATGATAGATACAGCGCTGACTACATCTTCTCAGCAACAACTATAACCGTGCCGGCCTGGCCCCAGGAATCCGATATAGAAGCGACTCTCTCCCAGATCCCACTAACAACCGCAACCGAACTCCCCGCTACATTTAAAGCTATGATCTGGACTTCCTGGGAAGATGCCCTTATTGCTTTATCCAAATCGCTCTTGTACGCCATGCCAAATATGCCCTGGTTCGATCCGGGTCTATCCGGGCTTGAGCTGAATAAATATAACAAAGAGTGTGGCAGAATCCGTCGAGAAATCCAGCAAGTCAACCCAATGACAGGAATGAGGGTACAGCCAAGGCCCTTTGTATAAGGAGGCGCATGTCGCTCATTGATATATCTGTTTTTAAAGCTGCCATCCCCTTAATTGAACCTGAACTACTCCCCCCTGAAAATGCGGCCGACCTCCTTGATTGCAATATTGATCGTGGAAGCCTGGCCCCTGTAAAGGGGGATCTGCTCCTTTCTGACCCGATAGAAGCGGATACTGAAACCGTTTATCATACCGGCAATAAATTATACCAATGGCCAG